AATGTATTGCGTCAATTACTCTATTTTTCGCAGCGCCGTAGAAGATATCGGTAAACGGGGATTTAGTATTACCAACAGCCAAGGCACCGAAGCGCGCAATCCGGCGCTTACTGCAAAGAGCGAGGCTGAAAAAATTATGGTTAAGATGTCTTCCCTACTTGGCTTTGACCCGGTAAGCCGCAGAAAAAACCCGATTGAAACCGAAGAAAAGGACGAAATAGACGAACTATGACTTTATGGCACACTTACGCAGAGCAAGTAAAAAGCGGTGAAATCGTGGCTTGTAAGCGTATCAAGCAAGCCGTAGAACGCTATTTTGCCGACTTAGAAAACCCTGCTTACTATTTCGATATCGAAACGGTAGAGAAATTCATTAAGTTTTCTCGTTTATGCCCGCACGTTAAAGGACACTTGCGCGGACAGCCGATTATCCTTTCCGACTGGCAAACCTTTCTATTTGCGAATCTGTTCGGTTTTAAGCGTAAAGACACCGGCTTGAGAAAATACCGTTCCGCTTATATCCAAGTAGCCCGAAAAAATGCGAAATCCACCGTTGCCGCGGTGTTGGCAAACTGGTTTTTGATTATGGAGCCGGGGCAGCAAGATATTTACACTGCCGCCGTGAGCCGTGACCAAGCGCGCATTGTGTTTGATGACGCCCGCCAAATGTGCTTACTTTCCCCGCCGTTAAGAAAGCGGCTTAATATTCAACAGCACAAACTGATTAACCCGAAATCCAACAGTTTAATGCGCCCGCTGGCGGCAAAATCCAGCACCATAGAGGGAACGAATCCAAGCCTTGCCATTGTGGACGAATATCACTTACACACCGATAACAGCGTTTATAGCGCGTTAGAACTGGGGCAAGGCGCACGCCCTGAAGGACTACTGTTTGCCATTACTACGGCGGGCAGCAACGTTATTTCCGCCTGTAAACAGCATTATGACTATTGCACCCAAATCCTTGAAGGCAACGAACAAAACGACAGCATTTTTATTCTGATTTTTGAACTGGATGACGAAAGCGAAATAGAGAACCCGAATAATTGGATAAAAGCAAACCCGAATATCGGCAAATCCATCCCGCCCTTAGACTTTGAGAACACCATTAAGAAAGCGCGCGGCATTCCGTCCGAGTGGGTGGAAATGCTTACCAAGCGTTTTAACGTATGGTGCCAAGGAACCACGCCTTGGTTAAGTGAAGGCAGCTGGGATAAATGTAAGCAAAGCTACACGAAAGCGGACTTACTGCATCAGGATTGCTATATGGGCTTGGATTTATCCAGCACCAACGACTTGACCAGCCTTTGTTACACCTTCCCGCACGGGAAAAAAGTGCGGTTGCTTACCCGGCACTATATCCCGGAATATCAACTTAACAACGTGGCCAACAAAAACCGCGCCATTTATCGCCAATGGGTGCGGCAGGGTTGGCTTATTACGACACCGGGGGATTGTATCGATTATGACAAAATCCGCGACGATATTTTAAAAGATGCGGAACGGTTCAATATTAAGATGATTGGCTTTGACGTATGGAACGCCACACATTTAAGAACCCAATTACAGGCGGCGGGCTTGGAAGTCGAACCCTTCCCGCAAACCTATCAACGCTTTAGCCCGGTGGCAAAATCGGCGGAAGTGTTGATTAATCGCGAAGTCGTCGAACATAACGGCGATCCGGTGCTGGCGTGGGCGTTATCTAACGTGGTAATGGAAACCGACGCAAACGCCAATATCAAACCGAATAAGAAGAAGGCGGCAAATAAAATCGATCCGGCAATCGCCTTTTTAATGTCATTCGGCACTTATCAGCTTGAATACGGTGATCTGATTTTTGAATTATCGGAAGCGCACCGGCAGGCGTTAGAACAGTTTAACGGGATTGATTTATAACAGGAGGATGAAAGATGAAATTTAGTGCACAAATTACCGGTTTAAAAGAGATTGAAGCCAGCCATAAGAAATTAGCCAAAGACATTCATAAAAGCGTGGGTAAATCCATCCGTAAAGCATTAAATGCCGGTGCGAAAGAATGGAAAAATGCGATTAAGCCCGGTGTTCCGGTGTTGAAATCCAGTACTAATTTCAGACAGAAAGGAACCATTAAAAATAATATACGGCACAGAACGCGCGTGGCTAAAGACGGGTTAAGCGGTTATACCGTGATCCGCGTAATGCGTCCGAAAGGGCAGCGGATGGCAAAAATCGGCGAGAATACCCGCGATAGACGAGATCCTTTTTACTGGTGGATGGTGGAATACGGAACCCAAAAAATGGAAGGACGCGGATTTATGGAAAGCGGAGCAAAACGCGGAAAAGATAGAGCGTTCAGAAAAACAGAAGAGGTTTTTCACGAAGAGATTAAAAGAACGCTCGGTAGCGCAAGCAAGAAGTAAAATAATTAACATTGAAGTTATTGATCGGCAAGCCTTGATTTGTTAGATTTTAGCTATATCCACTACGCACAAAGGGGGGCAATATGTGGCAGAAGATTATTATTTTATCTTGTATTTGTATTTCTCCTTTTTTGTGTTTTCTTACGATTGCTTTACTTTCTAAGATTGGCTGGGGAAACGTGGGAATCTTGTTTTCCGTTTGGGTTGTATTAATGCTTGTTTGGATGCGTTATAACGAGAAAAAGACCTGTTTAATATTAATGTAGATCTTAAAATCAAATAACCAAATCAAACGCACCTAGGCTGATCCCCGAAAGCAAGAAACCTTATCTTGTTGGTGCGTTCCTATCATAAGGGCAAATGCGAAAGGGGCGTTTATGAATGAAAATATTTTTATATCAGAAAAAGAAGCCGAAGAATTAAGAAATAAAATTATTTCAATGAAAGGAAAAAATGGCTAAGAAATACTTCGTTTTATTGTTGAAAACTTAAAGTCAGAAAAAGAATACTCACTTTCTAAACTAGAAAATGGAATTGATAAAAATGAAATTTTGCCATTTATTTATACTCAAGAAAAAATGTTTAATGAACTAGTTAAACTAGTAAGAGCACATAGAGAAGTAACTTACAAGTATCTGCCATTTGATGATAAATTTAAAAATGAAGAGTTAGAAAAAATAACTAAATTTGAGGATGATATAATTAATGCATTTAATGTTACAACCTCTTTTTTAATATCCTATATAAATGATCTCACTTTATGGGGAAAAGTAGCCCCAACCATTGAGCGTAAAATCAAAGGCAAAATTCCAAAAGCCAAGAAACCTGAACAGACTAAAGCTGAAGAATATGCTATAGATATATGGAAAAAAGATCCATCAATAACACAAGAAAATATGGCTTACCAATTAAAAGATAAATTAGATTTAAAGCAGTCAATCAGAACAATTCAAAACTGGATAAAACCATTTCAGCCAAAGCCTAACGGGATTTTTTAATTGCAATAAATTGCTTTTTTCAGAAATAAGCAACTTATCGACACATATAAGAATCTTATACGTTTTTAGAAAAAACGAAAATCCTTTTTAATACCTCTCGTAACGTTACAAATCTAACCATTTGATAATTTATGAGGGGTATTTTCAATGAACCAATCACAAACCCAATCTAAAAAACTGATTTCCGGCAAAGAAGTCACCGCGCTTATTGGCGTTGGTCGCACGAAGTTAAATCTGCTGGTAAAAGCTAATCAATTTCCACAACCAATCCGCTTTTCACAAAACTTTATCCGTTGGGATTTAGAAGAAGTGAATGCGTGGATTGAAGAACAAAAAGCAATGCGTGCTTAAGGTGGTGGAAGATGACACGACTTTTATCAATTGCCGCCACTTTAATCAGAAACCCGCATTTAGGCGTAAGCGAAAAAGAATCTTATTTTGAAGTGCATTTTTTAAATGCACGAAACGAAATAAGCGAAATTGAAAGAACGCTGAATATCGAATTGAATCGAGTGCGGGAACTTTCCGAAGCGGGACGACATTACACCCGATACACCGTAAAGGACGGCGAACAAATTCGTAAGATTGCCGAACTTTACAATCTCAAACTTAAGTATCAGCAAGAAAAATTTAAGCGTTACTTAGAAGAATCGAGCATTAATGAAACTGATATTCAAAATGCTATTAAATTATTAGGAGATTGGTAATGACATTGCAAGAAACATTAGAAAAGCCCGGTGGCGTACCGGGCTTCCCATCATATCACTACGATACTGCGAATCTACAGTTTTTAAAGGACTTTACAAATATGCCTAAATGTAAAGCCATTCGACTTAAATCCATAAACAAGGAATAATCATGAATTTAAATCAACTTAATTATAAACAATATGAAAATATTTCACAATATGAAAATCAGCCTTTTGGCTCAATGCCGCGTGAAGCCAATTCTTTGCGTAAAATTCGTTTTATCCAAGTAGCTAACGTTGTATCACCATCAATTTTTGCTTGTTCTTCTAATTGTTGGCGAAATTCATCAGTAAGTCTTATCTGGTATTGTTGTGATTTATTTTCTTTTTTGGTTGACATTGTAATTACTCCGAATTATTATGGTATTCAATGTAATTACATTATAACCGTGATTACTATAACAAACAAGGCTTCAGTAGTGCTGGAACCACTAAAGAAGCCTCTAACCAACAATCTTACTAAGGATAAGACTATGGCTAATCCAAATATTACACCATACACCGCCCAAGGTGCATCTAAAATTTACCTTTTGTTTACTACTGAACAAAAAAACATATTGCAATTGTTCATGGGTTTGAGCTATGCTGACAACGTTGTTGCAAAATCAACAACCGAGCCTCGAAACTCGAATGATTTACTTGTGGCGAACAGTAGCACGCCTTCGAACCGTGCTTTTTTTGTTCGTGGCTTACGCACATCTAACGAAAACACGGCCCTGAAAAATCAGGAGCGTGGTTCTCTCTCAATGGTGGCGTGTAGCGGGAAAGGTTTCGCCCTTTGCTGTGTTCCACAAGTCGCAGTTTTCGAGCCCGTTACACGTTACCGCCCTAAAGCCTCGAAACTTCAAGCGGTAACCTCTTCAAAATTTCTTGTGGAGTTATCAGCGATGATCTACTTATTCAATGCCATAAAACGCACGGATTTTAACAATACCGCGCTTAATATTCGTACATTCCCTAAATCTATCATTCGCGTTCAAGCGGAAAGCCTTGAACAAGCCAAACGCCTGTTAAGCCGTGATTATTTTGCGGTCAATACAGGGCAAATCTCAACAAAATCCAACCGCACTTTCGAGGGGGTGATTTATGCCTAATAAAATTCCGACGCATGGGCGCTACCAATGACAGAGGTAGGCAAAATCCACAGTTCCATAAGCAAAGCCAAAGCTATTTTGGCGCTTATCCGAAACGATGGAATAAGTAATGATGAATTAGATGGATTTTTAACAAATGAAAAAATTATCAGAACCGCATTATGGGCAGCGCAAGACTTTTTAGAACAGGCTGAGAAGTCATCAAAGGTTGATTTTTATTTTGTAAAAGGGGGCGAAAATGAGTAATCAACATATAGATTCAATCCAATTTGAAACGCTGAAAATCGAAGTTGAGAGCCTTGATGAAGTAAGTGTTCTTTTAAATCTTCTTTACACTCGAACCAATTTAGAACTTGTTGAAGATTGTGAAATCGAATTGGCACTTAGAGGCATAGAAACTTTATTAAATAACCAAATTAATGCTATTAAAAAGCGCATTGCCTTTATGCTTGGTGAGGGGGTTAAGAATGACTGATAACACTTACTATAAACAAGATGAACCGTTACCGGAATGGGAAAATCTCGTTAATGCGATCAGCAAAACCGAACAGTTTTTAGGGTTCGCTAAATCGTATATTCATAACGGTCATTTAAAAGGTGCTACCGACGCACTGAAAGCAATTAAACGAGAAGCATCAAAAGGATTAAAAGTAAAAAGGGGAACAAAATGAACATTAATCAACCGATGGATTATTCCAAGCTAAACCCGATTGAATTAAATGCCATTTCAATCGCCCATCAAAATACAAACCGCCCGAAAGGGGCGGTCTATACCCCATCTTATCCTTATTTTTGCGCGGTATTGGAAGAACTCGGTGCAACACTGGAAGACGTACCTTTGATTGGCTTAAGCGGGTTAAAAATCTTACACGATGAACTCTTGACCATTAATAAACATTTACTGGGAATGGGTCCGAAACCGCCTTCATTAGATCCGGAAGAAATGGTGGGAAAACTCACTAACGACGAACTGATAGACGGTTTATTAAAAAATGGGGTTGTAATGTCGTTGGTTAATGCGTTCAACCATATTCAGCATTTAATATCAATGCGCATTGCGATATTAGAAAAAGAGGCGTTTATGGAGGCGGCGAATGAGCAAATTAATTAAGCAAAAATTGACCGCACTTTTTGAACGCGGGATATACGAACAACAATGCTTGAATAACCAAATATTGGCAATTGGCGGCGAACCTGAAAATATCCAAGACGATACTTTACGGCATCAAGTCACGGTGTTGTTGTGGCATAGCCGCGAAATGAAAGGGTATTTTAAATCGGCTTTAAAGGTGGTGGAAAATGAGTTTAATTAATGCGCCGCATTTAAAAGAACAACGCGGTTCGGCTTTTGAGGATTTGATTGTTCTTATCGGTGAAGATGCGTGGAAAGCGTGGGAT